CGCTCTTGTTGCGAAATGTTGTCAGAGGGCAAAGCAGAGATTCAACGCATCAAGAAAGGCGTTGATGACGCTAAAGCAATCGCTAAAGATGTTTCGGGATTCTTTGGATGGCTTGCCAGCATACTTCGAGGCTCAGAGCCAGCTAAAAGAACACCTGAAGCAGCACCAGAAGCAAAGCCAACAAAGCCAAAGAAAGATGACTATGTTGACCACATTCCAACAGAAGATGAAGTCGTTGACCAGTTCATTCGTCATGTCGGTAACTACTTTAAGGCACAGGCTTATCTCGTTGCTTACAAAGAAGAGCTAGAGCAAAAAGTGTTTAGCGCATCGTACAAGGACAACAACGAAGGTGCGCTGGAACTTATCTCTATCGAGACGAAGCTAACGAAGTGCGGTTCTGAGATGCGGTGGCTGATGAACGAAGCACCACCACAGCTAGGACCGCTGTACAGTCGTTATAAAGCGATGTACGAGAAGATTTTGGTTGAGCAGCGTAAGACTAGAGAGAGGGACAGAAAGAACGAGAAGCAAAGAAGGATTGACCAGATCAGGACTGAGAACGACAGAACTGATCGCTGCGTACCGCATTGGGTTACCCTTGGGCTTGTCATCATTTTCTGGTTGTGCATATGGCAAATATCTCAAACTATGACGCAAAGGTCTACTTTTGGGGCATGGTCTTATTCGCAACCGTCAGCTTCATTGCGTTACCAATTACTGCCTTTATCTATTTTGACAACAGAGTTCTCAAGAGTGAGATAGCGGCAGAGATAAGAGAACTGAAGAAGCTAAAGCGTGAACTGAAATCAACAGAGAAGGAAGAGTAAATGGCACTAACCAGAAGCGAGATGGAGATCATTATCAAGAAGCGTGCTGCTGTCTTGCTCATCATATTGGCTGCATTGGTAGCCATTAACAGCTTCTTCAAGGACAGCAACTCTGGTCGCATTATGAAAGACATCATTGCTGCAAACAATCAATGGGCTTGGTATCAAGCCAAGAATGTGCGTGCTGCCATTTACAAGACAACTGCTGACCTAGTGGATGACAAGAAGCTGTCTCAGCACTATCACGGTGAAGCGCAGCGCATGAACGCTGACATGGAAGAGATCAAGGCACGCGCTGTGGCTTTGGAGACTGAACAAAAGCAGTTGTCAGCCAAGTCACCTTATTACACATACTCAGCGATGCTGATGCAGTTGGGTTTGGTGCTGTCTACCGCAGCGATTCTTGCTGTGTCTATGCCTTTGTTTTATGCTGCCGTGGCTGTTGGCTCGTCAGGTGTTTTGTTGTTTGTAATTGCTTTAGGGGTCTAATATGCTGCCAATCGTCATGTCAATCGTTAACGGCTTGATTGCCAACAATATGCCGAAAGTGGCAGATGCTGTGATTGAGAAGGGTGTGGATTATGTGCAGGAGAAGATGGGCATCACCCTGAAGCCTGAACACGAAGCAACCAAAGAGGATTATGAGAAGTGGAACGCTGAAGCTGCCAAGCATGAGGAGTTCATGGCAGAGCTGGACGAGAAGTCTAGACAGCGTGCTACTGATATGCAGATGAAGGCGATGGAGTCTGATGACCCATTTATTCGCAGATTCTTGTACTACTTCATTGGTTGTTGGTCTGCATTTTCAATGGTCTTCATTCCTTGTTTGATTTGGGCATCAATTCCTGAATCTGGTCAGCGTTACGCAGACACGATTCTTGGTTATGTCATGGGTACTATTGTCACCTCGATGTTTGCATTCTTGCTTGGTTCTAGCCAAGGCTCACGCATGAAAGACAAAAAATGACACCTACACGCGAGATGCTGGTTGCCGTAAAGATCAAAGACCCTGACAAGTGGCTTGAGGTTATCAAGAACACTTGTGAGGAGTTTGAGATCAATACGCCAGAGCGCATTGCTTCATTCTTGGCGCAGACTGCTCACGAGTCTGCTGGCTATACGATGCTTGAGGAAAATCTGAATTACTCAGATGTGACGATGGCTGCTGTTTGGCCTAACCGTTTTGCGGTTATCGACCCAGCCACGAAGAAGCCTAAGAAGGACGAGAAGGGTAAGAATATCCCTAACGCCTTTGCCAAAGCCTTGCACCGTAAGCCTGAACTTATCGCCAACGCCGTGTACTCGAATCGTATGGGAAACGGAACCATTGAATCAGGTGAGGGGTGGAAGCACCGAGGAATGGGTCTTAAACAGCTCACAGGCAAAGATAATCACAAGCGCTGTGGGGATGCCTTGGGCGCTGATTTTGTGACCTCTCCTGAGCTTCTATTGGATCCTAAGTGGGCAGCTCTATCAGCAGGATGGTTCTGGTCAGCCAATAAGCTAGACATCTTTGCTGACAACGATGATTTAGAGGGTCAAACAAAGAAGATCAACGGTGGGTTGATCGGTATTGATGACCGTAAGAAGCGTTACAAAGACTGCCTAGCATCAATGGACTGATGGTTCTGATACCAGAAAGTCGTAACCAGAATTGAGTCTGTATTGGTTTAAGAGTTTCTCTTGAATCTCAACCATGCGATAGAGATACAGTACCTCGTCCGTGACCTCTACAGACTCATCTATTACCCCGTCCTTGTCCCTATGCAGTAGGACATACGACCATTCTTTTACTGCATCAGCCATCTGATTACCACCAGAAAAGTTACTGTAAGGGCTGTGCCTACTCCTAGGCAGAACAAAATCATTTCCATCATTTTGGCATCCCCGCACGGCTGTAGACAGCAAATGTTTTAGGCAAGAGCATCTCTGGGTTTTTTGATACACCATGAACAGTACCGTGATGAGGCTTTTCTAAGCGCTTCTTTTCCACATACTGTGTCATTGCCATACTACCCTTTGATGATGTGATGTGGTCTTTCATAAAGTCAGGGTAATTAACTTTGATGAAGTCAGGGTGAAAGGCGTTCATTGTTCTCTCGCTTTCAGCATTGCGTCTGCTATGTAATAGGCAGAAGCGGCAAGTTTGTCGTCTGGGTTGGAATAGTTTGGGTCGCTAAGAATTGCTTGCATCGCCTTGGCAGCAAAGTAGTCACGCAATGTCATGCCTGTTGCTCGATCATCAAAGAATTGAGCTGGAAACGCTGGCCCACCTGTTTTGTCTGTCATGTCAACCTCCGAAGATTTTCTTGAGGTAGTCATACAGCTCGCGTGCATGCAACACAGTCAGCTGGTCAACGATCTGCGATGGTATGAACGCACGATGTACAGGCGCAGATGGTGGTATCAGCAACTCGACCTCTGCCTTCATCCCAGTATCGGCCTTGAGCGCGGCAATGCCTTGTGCGGGTTTTGGTTTGCCGCGAGTGACCACGACTATCTTGCGTCTTGGTTCTGGCTTTCTCTTGGCGCGTTTGTTGTTGAGTGGTGCGTACTCTGCTTGTGTCACAGATACTGAGCCATCTTCTGCACGCTTGAGTTGCCCCACACGCAACAGTTGATACAGCACAGATGTGACTGAAGACTTCTTGAATCCTCGCGACATCAACGACTCGATGTAGTCGTTAATCTGCATGTTCGGTGTGTGCTTGACTTCATTGAATGTTTCGCGCATCACATTGTTAACGATTCTGACTTTAGTGTTCACTTGCTTTTCCTTTTGTGGTTTACGGATTTGTTCTTCGTGTCTATCCCAAGCATCTAGCGTGCCTTTATCTAACGCTTCTCTTAGTTTTTCACCGAGTGTTGTCATTTAGTTTCTCCTGTTGAATTTGGCGCTTGCGCCAGCCTTTTGCAGAACGCAGACCCTCAAAGAATCCACGCTCGTACTCTTGTTGCAGCAATACCTCGGGGTCCCAAGGCAGCTCTGTACCCGCGTGCTTGTACGCTTCGTGACGCCACATTGACGCACTAAGTCTGTATCGTTCGCAGTTTGGGCAGGATGTTTCAGTCATTTACTTCTCCTGTTGTGAGGGCGAGCATACACTAGCTCGCCCTAAGTTGTCAATCATTGGACAGTTTCACCCTCCTTTTCTCGCATAGCGTGCTCTTGTGCACACAAATCGTAAGTCTTTCGTATCGACTCCAGCACCTCGTCGCTCATAGGTGTGCCGTTAATCAGTAGTGCGTCACAGAAGCACGCCGCCAATGCGCCCAGTATCTCTGAGTCCTTGGGGTTCTTCGCGGTAGCCACGAATGTTGTCAGCAACAACATGATGGA